CCTACGATTGAGTCGTACATATACAAGCCGTTCGCAGAAGAGCCTCTTATGGGCAAAATTAAGTACGTAAACGAGTACTTAAAGAGTAAGGGCGTTAAGAGTGGTGACACAGTTACATTCTTGCCTGACACTGAGTACGAGTTTAATATTGATGGCGAGAAGCTTTATAGGATGTACGACCACCACATAAGTATGGTAATATGAGCTCAAAGGATACTAAGCTAAGGATAATACAGGCGGGACACGCAGCCGTTGAGCAGCTAATTAAGGTTGCCAAGGAGGATATTATTAAGAACGATGACGGTGAGGATCTATCTGCGGATAGACTAAAAAATGCAGCGGCTACTAAAAAGCTCGCTATATTTGATGCGTTTGAGATTTTAAACAGAATAGATGCGGAGCAGGAGGCTATAGAGTCTCTAGAAAAGAATCCGAATAAGGTACACACAAAGGGAGGATTTGCAGAAGGAAGAGCAAGATAGCATATACAGGGTTGTACAAGACTACATACCTAACACCGTTAGGGCCACCAAGAACAAAGCAAAGTCTTGGGTGTATGGCTATGACGAAAAATATGATTTCATTGTAATATCTAAGGACGGCACGGTAGGAGATATAGTGGATATACAGGGCCTAAAGATAGGTCTTCCGTTAGCACCTAGGTTGTGTCCTCAAAGACACAAGAAGCCGGAGGAACAGTATTGGGAAAGGATGCCAATCCCTAAAGAGCTATCAAGAATACAGTCTATATTTCAATGGAACGAAAAGCCATCTCAGTTTAAGGATAGGTGGGTTGACTACATTGAGGAAGAGTTCGACTACAGAGAGAGAGGGTATTGGTTTATGAATAATGGTAACCCTACCTACATAACAGGGTCTCATTATATGTACCTTCAGTGGGCGTCTATTGACGTTGGATACCCTGACTACAGGGAAGCTAATAGGATCTATTGGATTTTTTGGGAGGCTTGCAGGGCAGACGAAAGAAGTTTTGGGATGGTCTATCTAAAGATTAGACGTTCAGGGTTCTCATTTATGTCATCCTCCGAGTGCATTAATATAGGTACGCTTGCACGTGATGCGAGGATTGGTATACTATCTAAGACGGGAGGAGATGCCAAGAAGATGTTTACGGACAAGGTAGTTCCGATTAACGTAAGGCTTCCGTTCTTCTTTAGACCCGTAATGGATGGTATGGACAAGCCAAAGACAGAGCTTGCATTCAGAGTTCCTGCGTCAAAGATAACTAAGAAGAATATGTACGAGACTGACGATAGCGATATCGAGGGTCTTGACACATCAATAGATTGGAAGAATACGGATGACAACAGCTACGATGGTGAGAAGCTATTGTTCTTAGCTCACGATGAGAGTGCTAAATGGCTTAAGCCAAATAACATAAAGGACAATTGGAGGGTAACTAAAACCTGTCTACGTCTAGGTATGAAGATAATAGGTAAGTGTATGATGGGGTCAACCTCAAATGCACTTAGCAAGGGAGGTCAGAACTACAAGGACATCTACGAGGATTCAAATGTATCGCAAAGGAATAAGAATGGTCAGACTAAGAGTGGTCTTTATGGTTTATTTATACCAATGGAATGGAATATGGAGGGCTTTATCGACAGATATGGTATGCCTGTGTTCAATACACCTGAAGCTCCTGTTCTTGGCGTTGATGGAAGGTTAATTAAGAGTGGAGCTGTAGACTATTGGAGCAATGAGGTAGAGTCTCTTAAGAACGATGCGGATGCATTAAATGAGTTCTATCGTCAGTTTCCAAGGACAGAGTCTCACGCGTTTAGGGATGAGAGCAAGCAGTCTCTATTTAACCTAACAAAAATATATCAGCAGATAGACTACAACGACTCTTTAATAAAAGAGCACCACGTAACAAGGGGATCGTTCTCTTGGAAGAACGGTATAAAGGATACTGAGGTTATATTTAGCCCGAACAACAGTGGAAGGTTCTTTATCTCTTGGAATCCTAAGCAGCATATGCAAAATAGGATGGTAACTAAGAACGGTGTTAAGTATCCCGGCAATGATCATCTAGGTGCATTTGGTTGTGACTCTTATGACATCTCAGGTGTTGTTGGTGGAGGTGGCTCTAACGGAGCTCTCCACGGATTGACCACCTACCATATGGACGAAGCTCCTGTAAACACTTTCTTTCTAGAGTACATAGCAAGACCTCAGACAGCTGAGATCTTTTATGAGGATGTTCTAATGGCGTGTGTTTTTTATGGTATGCCAATACTTATAGAGAACAACAAGCCAAGGCTACTATATCACTTTAAGAATAGGGGGTACAGAGGTTTCTGTATGAACAGACCTGACAAGCAGTACAACAACCTATCTAAGACAGAGAGAGAGTTAGGTGGTATACCAAACAGTAGTGAGGACGTTAAGCAGGCTCACGCCTCTGCTATTGAGTCGTACATTGAGAAGTACATAGGTATGGATATGGATGGCACTTATAGAGATGCGGGTGATATGGGTGATATGATATTTATACGAACGCTAGAGGATTGGGCTAAGTTTGACATTTCAGACAGAACAAAGCACGATGCTTCTATCAGTTCAGGGTTGGCTATTATGGCTACACAAAAGAACCTATACCTTCCTGAGAAAAAACAATCAAAAATAAAGATTAACTTTGCAAGGTACAGCAATAAAGGAACGCTAAGCGAAATAATTAGATGAAAGATGTTAAAATAGATATCACATCTGCGGGGTTTCCAAGCCAATTTGTTTCCGATAAAGAGAAGGCTTCGGAAGAGTTTGGTTTACAAATTGGGCAAGCCATCCAATACGAATGGTTTCGAAAAGATGGGAACAGTAGCAGATATTACGGTCAATGGAAAGATTTCCACAGGTTAAGATTATACGCCCGTGGGGAGCAATCTGTAGCAAAATACAAGAATGAATTAGCAGTTGACGGTGATCTATCTTATCTAAACTTAGATTGGACACCTGTTCCTATACTACCTAAGTTTATAGATATCGTTGTTAACGGTATGTCTGATCGTTTGTTTAAGGTAAAGGCGTATGCACAGGATGCGATGTCTCAGTCTAAGCGAAGTGCATATCAAGATATGATCGAAGGACAGATGGTAGCTAAGCCAATCCTTCAGACGATTATGGATAAGACAGGAGCTAATCCTTTTGTTACAGATCCTGCAGAGCTTCCAAACACAGACGAGGAGCTTGCGTTGTATATGCAGCTTAACTACAAGCCTGCAATTGAGATAGCTGAGGAGACAGCTATAAATACTCTTTTTGATACAAACCACTACGATGACGTAAGAAAGAGACTAGACTATGATATGACTGTACTCGGAGTTGCAGTTGCAAAGCACGAGTTCTTGAAGGGTGATGGCGTAAGAATATCATACGTTGATCCTGCTAACGTAGTGTACAGCTACACTGAAGATCCTAACTTTAAAGATTGTTTTTATTGGGGAGAGATTAAGACTGTCCCAATTATAGAGCTAAAGAAAATTGATCCAACGCTAAAAAACGAGGACCTAGATGAGATATCTAAGTACAGTCAAAGTTGGTGGGACTACTTTAATATAGCACAGTTCTATCAGAATGATATATTCTACAGGGACACTGCTACGTTACTATACTTCAACTACAAGACCACTAAGGATATTGTCTACAAGAAGAAAATAACTGACTCAGGGAACATAAAGATGGTTGAAAAGGATGATACCTTTAATCCACCTGAGGATATGATGAAGGAGGGTAACTTTGAGAAGGTGTCTAAGACTATTGACGTTTGGTACGAGGGTGTTATGGTAATGGGTACTAACTTCTTATTGAAGTGGGAGATGTCTGAGAATATGGTTAGACCTAAGTCTGCTACTCAGCACGCTATGCCTAACTACGTTGCCTCTGCTCCACGTATGTACAAGGGTGTTATTGAGTCCTTGACTCGAAGAATGATACCTTTTGCTGATCTTATTCAGATTACTCACTTAAAGCTACAGCAGGTTATATCTAGGGTAGTGCCTGACGGTGTATTTATTGATGCTGATGGTCTTAGTGAAGTTGATCTTGGCACAGGAGCAGCATACAATCCGGAGGATGCTTTAAGACTATACTTCCAAACAGGTAGTGTGATTGGACGAAGCTACACTCAAGATGGTGAGTTTAACAACGCTAAAGTTCCAATACAGCAGCTTACATCTAACTCAGGTGCTTCTAAGACTCAGATGCTTATAGGCAACTACAATCACTACCTAAGTCAAATAAGACAGGTTACGGGATTGAATGAGGCAAGAGACGGCAGTATGCCTGATCCAAACTCATTGGTTGGTGTACAGAAGCTTGCAGCACTTAACTCAAACACAGCCACTAGGCATATACTTGAGTCAAGTCTTTACATATACAGAACTCTAGCTGAGGCTTTGACGTATAGGGTCGCTGACATACTTGAGTACGCTGATTTTAGGGATGAGTTTATAAACCAAATAGGTAAGTACAACATAAACATCCTTAACGCTATCAAGGACCTTTACATATATGACTTTGGTATATTTATAGAGGTAGCTCCTGATGAAGAGGAAAGAGCACAGCTTGAACAGAATATACAGATGGCATTATCTAAGGGTGACATAAACCTTGAGGATGCGATTGATATACGAGATATTAAGAACCTAAAGTTAGCTAACCAACTACTAAAGCTTAAGCGTAAGTCTAAGCAAGAAAGAGAAGAGAAGCTAATGGCTCAGCAGCAGGCGATGCAAGCACAAGCTCAGCAACAGTCTCAGCAGATGGCAGGTGAAATGGCTATGCAGCAGATGCAGATGGAGACTCAGTCTAAGATGCAGTTAAAGCAGGCGGAGATAGCCTTTGAGATAGAGAAAATGAAGAACGAAGCTATGCTTAAGTCTCAGCTAATGCAGCAAGAGTTTGACCTTAATATGCAACTAAAAGGTATAGAGGTTCAGGGTCTAGCTTCTAGAGAGAAGGAGAGAGAGGACGCTAAGTCTAAGAGAATTAGTCAGCAGAACACAGAGCAATCTAAGCTGATTAACCAAAGAAAGAATAACCTCCCACCACTTACGTTTGAGTCTAACGAGGATAGCTTAGATGGGTTTGACTTAGCTGAGTTTGACCCACGATAAACTATAATATATTTTTTATAACTTTGCAAAATAAATTTAATCTAATATGGAAATAAAAGTAAGAGAAATGGGATTGACTGAAGAGAAGTCCGTTCAGCAGGTAGAACAAGAGCTACTTGACAAGCACGAACAACAATTCAAAGATACCCCTAACGAGCCTATAGCTGAAACAACTATAGAAAACAACAACGCAGTTGAAGAGCCTGCGGAGTTAAGAGAAGAAGATGTTCTTTCATATATTGGTAAAAGATACGGTAAGCAAATAAATTCCCTTGAGGAGTTTACACGTGAGAGGGAAGAAGCTGAGGCTTTGCCTGATGATGTGGCAGCTTACTTTAAATACAAAAAAGAAACCGGGCGTGGAATTGAGGACTTTGTTAAGTTAAGCAGAGACCTTGATGAAGTAAGCCCTGATAAATTGTTACGTGACTTTCTATCTGCAACAGAGAAGGGTCTCGATTCTGAGGATATTGAATCTATGATGGAGGAGTATTCTTACGATGAGGATCTTGACGATGAATCTTTTGTGAAGAAAGCCAAGTTAGCAAAGAAAAAAATGGTCGCTAAAGCCAAGGAGTATTTTGAGTCCGAAAAAGAAAAGTACAAATCACCTATTGAGTCAATGGGTAATTCTATTTCTGAAGAAGATTCAAAGTCCCTACAGGAGTATAAGCGATACGTTGAAGAGTCGATGTCTTTAAGTGAGCAGATCCAACACCGAGAGGATTGGTACAAGCAAAAGACAGGTGAAGTTTTTGGCAATGAGTTCAAAGGTTTTGAGTTCAATATTGACGATAACAAGCTTGTTTACGCCCCTGCGGACGCGACAGAGTTGAAGAAGATACACCTAGATCCATCAAATTTCACAAAGAAATATATTGGTGAGGATGGTCTTTTGACAGACCCTGTTGGCTATCATAAAGCGTTGGCAGTCGCAATGAACCCTGAAAAGTTTGCTAAGTTCTTTTATGAGCAAGGCAAGTCAGAGGCAGTAGATGATGTGATGCGTAAGACAAAAAATATTAATATGTCTACACGACAGTCACCACAGAATATTGCTGCAGGAGGAACGACAATAAGAGAAGTAGCCCAAGACTCAGGTAAGGGGCTGCGAATTAGAAGTAGAAAGTAAAAAAAATAATTAAAAACTAAAAAAAATGTCCGTACAAGCAATTCCGGGATATGCGTTGCAGCCAAGTGCACAACAAGTCCCACTAAAAACAAACTACATTACCAACTTTGATTTCTTGAATCAGTATCTTCCTGATACTTATGAGAAAGAATTTGAAAGATATGGTAATAGAACAATCGCATCTTTCTTACGTATGGTAGGAGCTGAGATGCCTTCTAACTCTGACCTTATCAAATGGGCTGAGCAGGGTCGTCTTCATACTAAGTATGTTGATTGTACTACATCTGTTCTTGCTAACTCTGACATAGCTACATTTACTGTAAATGATGTTTTGATCCCTTCAGGAGGCGGTCCTTCAGGAGAAGGTTCTATAGCTATAAGAGTAGGTCAAACTGTTATGTTCACACTTAATACAGGTGGAGCTAGTTACAAAGCAATTGTTACAGCAGTGAACACTTCTGCAAAAACTTTTGCCGTAGCATTCTACAATGAGTTTGGTATTACTAACGCATCTGCAGGAAACAAATGGACAGTATTTATCTACGGTTCTGAGTTTAAAAAAGGAACTAACGGAATGCAAGGTTCTTTAGAAGCTAGTGATGAGATCTTCGAAAACTCTCCAATCATCATCAAAGATAAGTATGCAGTATCAGGTTCTGATATGGCTCAAATCGGATGGGTAGAGGTTACTACTGAAAATGGTGCTAATGGTTACCTTTGGTATATGAAGTCTGAGCACGAAACTCGTCTACGTTTTGACGATTACTTGGAGACTGCAATGATCGAAGCTGTTCCTGCTGAAGCGAACTCAGGTGTTGCTGCATTGACAGGAGTTAACGATCAAATTGGTAACAAGGGGTCTGAAGGTATCTTCTATGTTGTTAACGAGCGTGGAAACGTATGGGGTGGTGGTTATCCAACTACTCTTGCTGATTTTGATACTATCGTATCTCGTCTTGACAAGCAAGGTTCAATCGAAGAGAACGTAATCTTTGTTGATCGTTCATTCAGCTTTAGCATTGATGATATGTTAGCAGCTCAAAACTCTTACGGTGCAGGTGGAACGTCTTACGGTCTATTTGAAAACGATAAAGAGATGGCTCTTAATTTAGGTTTCACAGGATTCCGTAGAGGTTACGATTTCTACAAATCTGATTGGAAGTACCTAAACGATCCTACAATGAGAGGTGGATTGCCTACTTCTGCAGGTTCAGGTAAAGTAAGTGGTTTATTAGTTCCTGCGGGTTCTACTACTGTTTACGATCAGATCCTTGGTAAAAACGCTAAGAGACCTTTCTTACACGTTAGATACCGTGCTTCTGAAACTGAAGATAGACGCTACAAAACTTGGATTACAGGTTCTGCAGGTGGTGCTGAAACTTCTGATCTTGATGCAATGGAGGTTAACTTCCTTTCTGAAAGAGCAGTTTGTACTTTAGGTGCTAACAACTTCTTCTTGTTCCAAAACTAGAACAACTTAATATAGGGGTGTGTCTTCAAAGACACATCCCTTTTTTAAATTTTAATTAAATTATATCAAATGAAAAAAATACAAGAGTCAAAAGACAAGGTCTATAAACTCACAAGATCTGAAGCTCCGTTGTCTTTTATGATACCAACAAGACACACGGCACAGTTCCCATTATTATACTTCGATGAAGAGGCAAGATCAAACAGAGCACTACGCTATGCAAGGAATCAAAAGTCTCCATTTGAGGATGAGCAGGATGGAAATGCTATCCTAGAGCCCGTTATTTTTGAAGATGGTTTCTTAAGCGTTCCAAGAACAAATCCTGTACTACAAGAGTTCCTCCACTACCACCCACTAAACGGGATTAAGTTTGAGGAAGTTAATCAAGAAAGAGATGCTTCGGCAGAGGTTGAACAGATGAATGCTGAGGTAGATGCACTTATCGCAGCAAGAGAGATGACTATCGAGCAGGTAGAGATGGTTTCTCGTGTTCTATACAATAAAGATATCAGTAAAGTGTCTACTGCAGAGCTTAGAAGAGATATCTTGGTGTACGCTAGGAACTACCCAAGTTCTTTTTTGAATGTAATTAATGACCCATCATTAAAGCTTCAATCTACTGTTACTTTATTCTTTGAGAAGGGATTATTGACATTTAGAAAGAACAACAAAGAGGTTTGGTTTAATACCAACACTAACAAAACAAAAATGCTTAACGTACCTTACGGAGAAGATCCTATGGGGATGGTATCATCATTCCTTCAGTCTGATAACGGCATAGAGAACTTTAAGCTACTTGAAAAGTTATTGTAATCAGTCATTTTGTCTATATAAGAAAGACCTCAAAAAATGGGGTCTTTTTTTTGTTATCTTTGTGACTCATTAACTATATTTATTTTTTAAGAAAATGGAAAAATTTTTAAGCATTCCTGTAACAGGAAAAACAAACCAACTGATTTCTGCTAACGATATCCTTATTGTTAGACAAGCTTCTACTACCACTGTAGTTATTAATTACGCAGGAGGTAAAGTGACAACTTTAACTCACGCTGCAGCGCCTGCTTCTAACGAGGAAGAAAGAGACATTATCCAAAATGCTATAGTTCAGGTACTACAGCAGTCTTGGACTAACGTTGCGCTAGAGGTAATTAACTTGCCTTTTGCTGTAAGTGCAATTGCTATAGCTTAGTAAAACACCTTACCAATTTATTGAGAGAGTCCAATTTCATATTGGACTCTTTTTTTTTATTATCTTTGTAGAAAGGTTTACAGATGATCAACTCAGTTAGAAACACAGTTCTGTCTGTACTGAACAAGAATAACTACGGATATATATCGCCATCGGATTTTAATTTATTTTCCAAGCAGGCACAATTAGATTTATTTGAGACTTATTTCTATCAGTACAATTATCAGATTAATAAAGAGAATGCCCGCCAATCAGGTACAGGGTATGCTGATATACGCAAAAGTATGGAAGAGCTTATTGAGATGTTCTCAGTATCTAATCCATTAAGTTTAAGCAATACTCCTCCAACAATAAGTAACGTATACTACCTGCCATCTCCAACTACAACAGGTGATGACTACTACCTATTAAACAAGGTTCTTGTATATGATAATTTCATAGTAGACGGTACAACCACAGACGTAGATCCGAGTGGGAAAGAGATAATAGATTTGAGTTCTGCGTTTATTACAGATGGAGTGCAGGCCGGTGATGTTGTTGCGTTAGTAAGTGGAGGCATTACGCAGTACGTTACGATAACATTTGTTAACTCTGAGACATCACTATACACTACAGCAAGTA